TCCATCTTCGGAGAACAGAAAGAACTATCGGCGTGAATGAATAAATCAGGCACGCCCCAATCAGCCATCAAGCCCGCTATAATATCCAGTGAAACGTTATCGGTATCAGAGGTATCAAAGTCGGGTTTCCAGTTCCAGCGCGGATCAACTTCGATTCCCCAAATAGCATTACCCGCATAAGGCCCGATGGTACGCACATCATGTCCCAAACGCTTAAGCGCCATCTGAATATAGCGCCCGGATGCAACAGGGAAGTGGATCGCGGCGATTAGGATTTTCATTGTCTTTTTGCTCCACAATACAAGCAATTATCAATTCTTTTTCCATCAGAAGACTCGCTTGCAATAGCACCCCCGCATTCGTCGCAGCGCCACCAGTCCATAGGGGCCTCGTAAGGCTTTGGATGAAAAGAACCGATATAAGATGACGGTGATAATTTTATTTCTTGGTCAACCATTGACCCTTTGGTGTATTCTGTCATGGCTCAAGGCTCCTAGTAATTCACGTGTATGACGTTCGTATCCGGCACAATGAAGTTGTCCCACTTGTAATGGAACCGCATTGAGTTTGCTTTGAAAACATGCGGCGGCACACCGCCCGTGCTGCCCACGGTATGCTCAAATACGGATTTTGGCTGATACCAAATCTCGTATGACAGCGCCTTGACATCTTCACAAAGCGCGCAGTCTTCAAAATAACCGCGCTCGTAGCCAATATCAAAGCCGCCCACCTTGAAAAACACATCGCGCCGGATCGCCAGCGCCGCGCCGGTTGTCCATGACACTTTCTCCAATTTATTCACGGCCCAATAATCGGCGCTGTATCCGAGATAGCGATGGTAAGGCCCCTTACCCGCATCGTAGAGTCCGCCGCAGGACTGAATAACTTCGTATGGCATACGTAATGTGTCGTATCCATCACTAACGACTGGCTTATCAATAACTAACTTTGGCCCCGCGATGCCCACTCGCGGATTATCAAACGTCTCTAGCAGTGGCTCAATCCAACCCGGTCGCGCCTTCGTGTCCTGATTGAGAAATAAAAGTATCTCGCCTTTCGCACGCGCGGCCCCGGCGTTGCAATTACCCGCGAAGCCTAAGTTCTTTTCGTTCCGCACGCAGTTGAACACGCCGCCTAGAAACTCACGCGGGTCTACGTCCGGCGAACAATCATCCTGCACTAATATCTCCAGCGTCCCCGCCTGCCCCATCTCGCGGCAGGTCTCGTACAGGCTCCGCGTGCATTTCAGGAGCGCGGACAGGTTGTTGTATGACGGGATGATGACCGAGAGCGTCCGGGGTAGTGGCGGGGCCGTAGGTATCGGAGAGTCCGGGGGCGGGGTTAGTGAAGTGGTTGTCAGCATTCGGCTCTTGGCTCCTTTCGCGCCTCAGCGCGGCTTGCAAGACGTTCTCGACTTGATCCGTGGTAACGTCCCACGTTTGTTTGATGGCGAAGTTATAGCCGGTTTCAGCGACTAAGTTTCGTTGAGCCTGATTATAGTATAGAGAGTCTAACTTCGCTATCAGGTCTTTCATGTTCGGAAACGCATCCCTAGCCCCTCCCCAGGTTCCGTGTTCCATGTACGGAATGCGCTTGACCAACATTCCCCGGCCCCCACTGCATAGCTCTGTACCGCTACACCAGTCTAGCGCCAGCGTCGGAACCTTGCAGGCCATTGACTCTTGGAGCGGCAATCCAAATCCTTCGCGGTGACTGATGACCATATGCGCGTCCATGAGTCCGTAGCGATTGCGGAGTGGTGCGAAGGCGGCCATATCGGATTTGAAAACGTCCTCGCGGAACTTGATGCGCTTTTGTTCATCATCTGTCCACGCCATTTGCTTGAGTAGTGCCGGAATGTCCCATCCCGCCGCGCTCGTTTTGTCCATGTCCAAAAAGAGTCGGGCGTTCGGCTTATCCTTCGCAAACTCGTGAAAGGCTTCGATCATCGGCGGGATGGCCTTGCGGCCCTGGTTCATGCACACCACGCCGATCACGTAATCATCGGCAGTGTACCCCGCCTTCTCTCTCAGGCTCTTGCGTTCGTCGTCAGTGACCGGATAAAACTCGCTGGTGTCAACGCCGGGGTGACAAAGTTCTACGCGCTTACCGGCTTGGCGCAAGGCTTCGACTCCGAAGCGGCTAATGACCATCTTGCCGTCCGCGAAGTCGCACAGCCGCACCCAATCGGGATGCACCGGCGTGCCGTCAATCGGCGTGATAAACATCCATTTGATGCGCGAGAAGTCAATGCGGCAGGCGTTCCAAATCGTTTGATGATAGGGGAAGTCCTGGCAGGAGATGATAATATCGGGCTGGTAGGCGTTTGTGATCCCCACAAGTCCATTCCAAATATCTTGACCACCGAGCGGCCACACATGGAAGGGGAAATCATGCGGCCAGCCGGTGTAGTTGATGGACGCGCCTTGAATGGCATAGCCGCGCTGTGCGAGGCGCTTGGTGACTTCGTTGCCGATGCGCCCGAAACCCGAAGGGGCCACGAGATCACCGAACCATAAGACCTTATAAGGCTGATTTGATTGCTTGTTAATGTGCTTCATGGCTCTATTGGCTCCTATAATAAATTCTAGCCGTTTGTTCCGGCTAGTTTCAGCGGGCTACGCCACAAGACGCGCCCGCCCAAGTTCTGTGGTATCGGTTGACCATCCAAGCGGTAAGCGGTTCCGCGCCACATGATTTCATCACGCTCCGATAACTGGCTCTCGGTCGTAACCGCGAGTTGTCCGGCTTGGAACATGCCGCCTGCGGCCTGTGCTTCTTTCGGCGTCACGAATGCAAACACGCCGCTGAATAAAGACTCATTATAGTTGTAAGTGGGGCCTGCGCCAAATCGGGGAGTGCCGGGGGTGGCGCTGATATATTGGCGCAGAGTCGCGGTCTCACCGGCGTTCGCTATCGTGACTCTGGCTTGGCGCTGGATGCGGGACGGGTCGGGTCTAGGCATTGTACTCGTTGCTGTAATGCGCCTGCTGTTCCGTCCAACTTTCAATGCCCCCGGCTGGCGCTTCGCGTTGCTCTTCCTTGAGCAACTCGTACATATTTTTCAACAGACTCAGCGCTGCCGTGTCATCGTATTGCGTGCCATCAGCGGCCATCCAACGCGCGCGCTTGAGACCATCAAACATCAGCGTTCTGATTGCTTCCAGCGATGCGCCTAAGACATCGCCACCCACCGCCGTGAATTGGCCGATCTGTTCATCACTAAAAACCGACCACTGATAGATTGCTTTCCAGGCCGTGTTAGCGGAGATGCGACCGGAGAACGTGACTAATCCTAACGCAGTTTCAAACGCCGCGCCTGTTGCGCTCCAGCCACCATCCGAGCCAACAACAAACGCGGACGCCGCCGACACGTTAGAATGCGGCGATCCCTGCTTGAGTTTGAACGCCGATCCGGTTCCGTCACCGACGCGCTGCTCTTCGTCCCAACGCCACGGGTCTTGGATGCGGAGTCGCACGGAATCGGAGAGATTCATAATTCCGTTGCCATCCACAAGGCGCTAGTAGCTACGCCCAAGCTCAATACCCTAAAGCTGGTGATCGTCTTAGAATCTATTCCCATTGATTGAGCAATTGCGCCTGTAAATTCTAAAGCAACTTGATAAAAAGCGTTAGGCATAGACGGAGTAAATGCGACAGTCTTAGCCAGGTCTGTAATCAGCAACCCAAAGGTGCCGGTGCGAACCGCTTTGAGTGCGGTTACCGTTCCGGGTGCAGTGGGCGTCGGGGGCGGGTACGTGGTGCGCGGCGGCATTAGAAGTCCCCAATACTCGCCATAATGGTTCCGGTCGTGTTCGTGCAAATGACACTAAAGCCCTGGATCACATCTGAGCCTTGAAGGTTCAGGTAAACACCTGCCGACACTAAATGCCCGCTGGCGCTGTGCGCGGTGACGCCATCCATACGGTAGCGCATGGCCGAACCTTCAAAGGACAACACGGCTTGGCCTAAACCGGAAAAGGCCGTAAACGGATTTACCGGGGTCGTCCCGACCGTTACCGCCGAGAACGCCGAGAACTTTTCCGCTACTACGCGGTTCATGGTTAGACCTCCGCTGTCTTAGCGGCTGGCGCTTGCTGCAAAAGAGCCGGGTCGGTCTGGGACATTGTTGAGAGCTTTGCCGCCAATTCTGCCACCTTGGTCTTAAGAGTTTCAACTTCTGCATTTGATTGTTCTTGCTCATTGGCGTCTTCTTCGCAGAGTTGCATGACCTCAGTGAGTGATTTGACGTGATGCGGAAATCCTTTGCCCCACTCTTCCGCTGTCATGGATTCCAGCAACCCGCACCCCTTGACATTGAGCGCGTAATGCTGGAGCACCGGCGACCGGAAGGCATAATTAAAAATTGGATGACGCGGGTTCGTGAGCGACGCTTCGATAAAGTCCTGAAGTTTCTTGTCCATTGATTTTCTCCAAGTCGGGCGGGGACTCACATCCCCGCCCGTTGATCTTAGTCAATTGCTTTAGTCAATCACCGGCGTGCTGGTACTGGATGAGTAATAGGCGAAGCGGTCGTTTAACATACCGACGCCGAACCAATCACGCACCTTGTAGCGCACCACATCGTACATGAACCAGCCTTCGTATTGAATCTGGCCCGCGCTCTCCTGAAAGATTTGGAAGCCTTCAACTTCCTGGAGAATCACGGCTTGCTTTGCTTCCTGTAAAACCCACTGGTAGGACGTACCCAGGCGCGGGCTGACGATGATCTCGTTCACCACGCCCCGGAAGGGATTCGTGGTTCCGCCACCGTAGAGCGTGGCCGCACTTCCCGGATCACCGACCGGCATAATGGACGGCGAGAGCAAGAGTTGTTTCGCGGCCATTTCCAGACGCGGCCCGATAATCAACTGGTTGGGCATCACGCCCAAGTAAGACCCGCTCTTGCGATCCTTCATCGTCCGCAGAGTCGCCAGCGCGGTATTGAGTCCGGTCGGGCTGAAGGTCGTCGCCGCCGTGTTCGCGCCGATGTCGTTATCGCCGTTCGTGGAGTTGCGGGTGTAGTTACCCGTATTGGTCAGGACGCTGTACACCGACTGCTCCCGCGTGTTCGCGGCGGAACGCCCGTACTGGCCCGACTGCCGTTTGACAAGCGCCGTCCGGTTGAAGCGGATCAACTCTTCGGTGATCTCAAAGATAAACCCGCGCTTGTAGTTGCGGATATTGAGCGTCCGATCTAAGTCTTGCTTGATCGCGGGGAAAGCCGTGCCTTCTGGAACGACCGGCATTTCTCCGATCTGATTCTCTTCCACCCAATCTTCGGACTGCTTATCGCTCTGCGCGAAGTCCGCAATCCGTTGCCAAGTTGTAGGCTGCGCCATGTAGCGATCATAGGCGATGGCGCGGATACCGTCACGGAGCAGTACCGGAAATTCGTCAGTCGTCGCGGCTTCCATCAGCGTCGTGCGCCGACTGCCGAAGCGACTCTCAAACAGGTTCTCGGCCTGCGGCTTCTCTTCAAGGATTGTTTCTTGAAGTCGTCCGGCTTGGGGGTCAAGGATTTTGATGATCTTGGTTAAGTTAGACATTTTTAGCTCCTTGACCTTTAGAAGTAATCCGGGGCGAGTCCGCCCACGTCGAACGCAATATCAATCTGGCCCAGGCCGGAGTCGCCGCCGACCGGATGCCCGATGACCACCGCCACACCCGAAGCCACCGCGCCGGTGGGATTGGCGCTGATGCCTTGCCGGGGGGCCGTCAACCACTGCGCGCCGATGCCCGTCGCGCCGGTTGTCCCCACGATGCCGCTGGCGGTCGTGTCCGGGAACGCGGCTGCCCCCATCGGGATCGTCTTGGCTGTGCCGGAATTTCCCGCCGACACGCGCATCACACCCCGCCGCAGAATCGGGAGCGCGCTGTTGTTGAGCGTGCGCCCCATCTCGTCATACTTCGGGTTGTGGTCAAGCAGAATGCCTGCCGCTGAAACTTTGAAAGCGGGGCTGGCGATAAACGCATCATGCGCGGCGTTGATCCATTGCCCACTCCACGCCCCCCAATCGCCTTTCGTCATAATGCCGACGCCGCTGGCGCTGCCGTAGATGATGTCATCGGGAGACCAGAGCGCGGGATTGCCTAAAATTGCTGTTGCCATCGCATTGTCCTTTCGTTGAGTTGGCTCTAGGCTCCGTAGTTTCTATTCGTGCGCGCGGCCCACTGCTCCGGCGTCTCGCCATCGTGCGGAACATCAGCACTGCTTCGTAGACCGAAGGTAGACTCTAGGAATTGATTCGCGGGGGCCGTGGTCTGGGCAGGTTTATCATTCGTGCGCGTGCCATTGCCGGAGATATGGACTTCCGGCTTCGGTGACTCTTTGTACTTCGTTTGCTCGCGCATAATGATCTTCTTCATGCTCTCTTCGCCATCGGCTTCGAGCAATTCCTTGCGGACCTCCTGCTTGATCCGCGCCGGCAACGCGCTATCAAAGAGAATGCGGTCGGCTAATTCGGCTCGGCGGTATGACCCCAGGGCAGTCGCATTAGCCTGCAATTCTTCTTTCAAGCGCGTGATTTCTTTGGTTAGGTCTTCGTTCTTGGTCGTAGACTCGCGTAAGGCTTCGGTATCGCGCGCGGTCTTCATTTCGTTCTTGAGTCGCTCCATAAATTCAGGATTTGACTCGCGCCATTGCTCAAAGCTCATTTCTTTCAGGAGCAAGTCGGTTAAGTCATCGGTGGCAGACGCCATGAGCGCGTTTTTGTAGCTGCCGCCCGCCGCGCCTGCGGTCACGATGTCCACGCGGTTGGGCTTGTCACCCTTGAAGATCGCTTCAACGACAGCGGCGTCCACTTCCCCGACTTTACTGGCGTTCACGCGTCCCCCGGCGTTGATGCTCAACTCCACTAAATCCGGCTTCTGCGAAACCGCCGCCTTGATAATCGGCCACAGTTCCTTCCGCGTGGACTCGCGATCTACTAAAACCTGATCGCCCTTGAGTGACTGACTGTCATTGTCCCAACGCACGTTCTCGTACCAACCCCGGACGCCCAGCGCGTCACCTTCGGGCAGGTTCTCGGATTCTTTGCGCCCAGGATGGTTGACGTGGACGATTGCGCCCTCGAAGGCTTGGATGCTGTTTTTCAAAACTTCGGCGGGGTAATAGCGCTTGCGGCCTTTGTCGGAGTTGGAACTGAAACCGGCCTTGATGAGCGTCACTCCCTTAATTGCCATGCGCTCATCGTCAACCTGCCCTTCCAAGAACAAGGACTCAGACAGCACCGCCACCCGCGTATTATCTTTTGTTTTATCCATGATGACTCCGCAAATAAAAAGAGCCGCGCGCCGGGTGCGATTCCGGTTGCGGCTCTAAGGCGCTGCGGTTATTTAGTTGGCGCTTATTATACGCCTATTTTTCCAGGAAACAATAGCCTGACATCCACCGGGATTTCTACCCCGGCCTTCTTATCCCAAAAGTACATCAGCCCGGACGCCTGGTCAATGCGGCAGAGCAACGTATCCCGCAATGACATCAGGAATAATCCCGTGCCGTCGCGTTGGCCGATACGCCAATGCTGGCCAGATGGTGACGGATAGCCCACGGCGAGATTATAATTGGCGCGGCCTTGATTAGATTCCATCAGAACACTCCACCGTCCTTATCGCCTATCTCGTTGTCCCGCGCCCAGGCCCGGTAATCCTTCGGGCCTTCCGCGACTCGCTTCTGGAGTTCCGAGTCTTTGAGTGCTGGCACAGGCGTGCATCTGCAACGCGGATGTATCGGCGGTTGCGGTCCTTCGCCTAAATCATAAACGCGGTCGCTATCATTGGCGGCGATGCACTCCTCACAAGTGCGTTCATCATCCGTAATCAGCAACACCCACCCGTTCAATAAATCGGCGTTCGCTTCATACGTCGCCATCGCGCCTAAGTTGCTGGCGCGGAGTATCTCTGTCCTGGCGATCATCTCCGTGCGCGCAAAGAGCGCTTCATTTTCGGCGCGGGCGGCTTGTGTTCCGCGTTCGATTTCAATCCCCAACGCGTGCGCGATTCGTTGCTGCGCCTGATAGATGCTCTCGCCTTGTATTTGGCTTTGGACAAGTGAGCGCTTGATTAGATTTACAAACTTGTCCCTAGCGTCCGCAAAGCGACCTAAAAACGTGTTGCCGATGTAAGGCGCGAGTATCTGCGCGCGAATGGCCGTCACCGGCAAAAACGGAATATCCGCGCCAACGCCCGCGCCTTGTGTCAGCGCCCAAGCTCGACCTGTGACACCGCCACGGTAAGCGCGGATAGCAGCGTCAAGTGCTTGCTCCATTGCGCTGTCAGTGAGTCGTTTCATCTCCGACTCTATCTGCGCCATCAGCACTTTATTGCGCTGAGTGTAGCCTACGTCGCGCACCGTCCAGACTTCGCCCGCACCGTATTTCTTGGCAATGGACGCGAGTTCTCCGGATAACTCGCCATAGGACGCTTTATAGAGTTGATAAAGTTCTTTCGCCGTCGCATCTTCTAATTGCCAGATGTGGCGGCGAACGTATTCTTCCGACTGCCGAAGCGCGGTGGCGTTCACTTGACAATCGCTTGGAGTATAACGAGCATGATAACTGCTCCTAAGAACATACCTAATAAATACCCAAGAACCGCAAAGCGGGAATCGTTCACTTAGATA